TGTCAACTTCTTCGTCAACGCCTGCAATGTTTGACGCAGTGTTGTCTTGTTTGGCTTCGTTAATTGATTCTTTAACTTCTGTTTCTTCTTCCGAGAAAAATTCGTTTAATTCTAGTCCTGCAAGTTCTATGGCATCTTTTAATGTGTATTCTTTGTCGCCTACTTTAAATTTGTCTCCGGCTTTCATGCCTGCCGCTTTGGCCTTTTGCACTGCCATTGCAAACTCATTGCCTTCTTTAGGATGTTGTCCTAACATGGCTGACCCTGGGTAATTTTTACTTAGAATTTCTTGTTTTTCTGGTGTGCCCATTTTAAGTTTGTCATAGTTCTGTCTTAAAAATCTTTCAGCCTGTTCAGAGTCACCTGTTTTCATTACAGACTCGCCGTCACCGTTTAAAACATCATATATTGTTTTGCCGTCATCTGGATCTGAATACATTGACACATAAGGTTTGATTTTTGCACCTTCGCCCATTGCTTCAACATTATCCGCCCAAGTTTCAAACTGTTCGTCTTCTTTGGCTTTGCCTTTTCTGTCTACTTTAGGTTTATATGCACCCGGATCCATTCTTACTTCATCTCCGTATTTTGGATCTGCCTGCATTTTTTTGTAGTCGTCAATATATCTTTTTGCAAGTTGAATTGCAATTTTTTTGTTCTTCATGTAGTCTGCACTTGGTTCAAAGAACGGTGCGCCTTCTTGCTCTAATTCATCAGCAACTCTTGAGGCAAAATTTGCAATGTTATCTTCCTCATCGCCTTTAGATAAAATTCTTGATGCTATGTCTGACATAATTGATCCCAACATAGTGTTTTTGTTTGTGAATTTTGTAACTTTCAGCATGTTGTCTGCTGATTGATCTTTTCTTAAAACTAATTTTTTTTCTGGATTGTTTAAAAAACCTTGTACAACTGCACCGTAGTTTACTGGTGCTGGTGCTTTTGGTTCTTTGTCTTTGAATTCACTCATTACTCTGTGAATTAAAGGTAATGCATCTTCTACTCTGCTGTCTAAATTTTTAAGTGTAAATTTGTCTTTGTAACTGTTAGCAGTTTCGTCATCTAACTCAATTGCTTCTTTTTTTCTGTAACCTTTGCAACTTGATTCATAATGACCTTGTTTTGATAAATTTTTAATATACATTCTTAAATTTTCAAGTGTCATTTTTGTTTGTTCAATAATGTCACCTGCGTTGTCATTTAGTTGATCTTTGTTTGACGCATATCTTTGGAAAGAAGCCAGTTTAGCAATATCTTCAGAAGTCTGTATAATGTGTTGCCCAAAGTCATCGTGTGGTCTTCCACCATTTGCAACGTGTCTGGTCATTGCTCTAGCGCCTGCTAAATGAATAACAGGATATTTGAACCTTTCACCGTCTTCGTTTTCAATGTATAGTGAATTGATGTGTCTTGATCTTGCACCAGGTACAGTTTCGTCAACTGGCCCTGCGTGTCTAATTATTAATCTTGTTTTGTCTAAATTTTCGTATGAACTTTTACTGGTGCCTGTCAAGCCTTCTTTGACTTCTACACCTGCTAATTTTGTAATTCTGTTTAGTTCTTCTGACATTCCGTCAGTATTTACCGTTTTGTTCGTATCTGCAATATTTTGATAATCCTGCTTTGTAAGGCTTGATTTTGTAATATCTCTTACATCAAACTTCAATTGATGCTCTACTGCAAAGTCTTTAAGTTCTTTTATAAAGTTATACCACTCGTTTTTGTCGTCTTCGTCAATTTTGCTTACTAGATCTCGATTGTAGAACACCTTCATAGACTCACCATCTGCTAGTGATACACTAATTCTGCCAAATTTGTCTTGATCTTCAGTGAATTCAAAGTCAAAAAACACTGCTTGTTTTGGATCAGCAGTGGCCTGACCTGTACTGTCGCCTATTGTGATATTGCCAAATTTGCTTCTAATCTTGTTAAACAGATCGCTTGATGTTTTTGTTGAAATCATGCTGTATTTATTACGTACCTAGGTTGGCAAATATAGGCATTGGAGCAGTGTATTCTGATGTTCTATTGGTCCATTGCTCAAATATTTTAGGGTCAAAATCTGCCAAAACCTTCATCATACGTGTTGTGAGCAAACAAGCACTGACCAAATCATCGTGTTCACCTGGTTTTCCTTTGTAACTTACTCCTGTTGCAACAAAGTTTTTAAGTTCTGATATTAAAGGTTTAGAGTTTAGTTCCATTTTGTTGTTTTCTACAAGTTCTTTGAATTTTGCACAAGCATCAATTTTGTGTTTTGCAGTTGTGTTAAATCCTCTTCTAAACTTTCTTCTATGACCTTTTCTAATGGGTTCACTTAAGAACATACCCATTATGTTTTCTTCACCAATATCCATAACTCTCATTAATGCCGCCTCCCCCAATGTGTTATTTTCCATACTATAAAATATACTTGGAGTGGCAGTTGAGTCTTGTTCCATAATTGTGTCATTGATATACTTGGTTATACTTTGTAAAATTCTTATCTGTTGATTTGCTGGTGTTGTGTTGTGATGCCATTCGGCAACCTGCTTAAATGTTGGTAGTTCAAAAACCTGTATGGCCGCATAATCTCCACCTGTACCTAAACTTGGATCAAGTGCTACCATGTAAGTGTGTTTAGGTTTAGGTTTTGCATACCATCTTACTTGGCCTTGATTCCAAATTGGATCTGCACCTTCTAGTTCAACAAGTCTTACACTATTAATTAAAGTTTCATCGTAGATTAAAAATTCACATTCGTGTTCTCGTCTAAATCTTTCTTCACCAATTCTTGCTTTTTCTAAGTTTGCCCATGATTCATCTCTGTCAGGATGTTCACTCCAGTGTGCTTTCATGGCATAGAAACCATTTGTACCCACAATATTGTCATTGCCGAAGTCATCAAATCTTTTCATTGCTTCTTTCCAAATCAAAGCAAATTGGTCTTCGTCGGAGTTGGGCGTTGAAGTAATTAAACATTTACCTCCTGTTGATAGTGTTGGAGATAGTGAAGTCCAAAACTCAACTGCTTTTTCAGGTGGTTGCACGAATGCAAACTCATCACAATATATTAAGGTTAAGGACATACCCCGTCCTGTGTTTTCTGTTGTGGTGGTTGCCATAATTTTTGAACCATTGTCAAATTCAATACTGTTTCTGTTGTATTGTGTGACGCCTGCTTTTATCCATGCAGGTAACATTTCATAAGCATAACGCACTCTTGACATAATGTCAGAAGCACCTGCATATTTGTGTGCCGCAATCAATATTTGTGAATCTGGTTTGAACATAGCATACCATATTAGATAACCTGACGCACAAGTAGTTTTTCCTGTCTGTCTAGGCAACATGGCAATACTAAATCTATGATCGTTATAACTTTCTATCAACCTTTTTTGATAATCATAAGGTTTGAAAGGCAGTGAACCTTTAGTTGGATGTTGTATTTGCATGAACGTTTCCATAAAAAACAATGGACCTGTCTTTTCGTCCATACACTTTTCTAATTGTAAAACCTGATCTTTAGTGTACTTGTGTTTTTTATTTGCACGTTTAATCTGCTCTGAATCTAAACTTACATAAGCCATATGTTTTATTTAAGTGTATTTGAGACCGTATTAAGCGTTCTTTTACTTCATGGCTTGTTTTGTTGCAGTTGCATACATAACTGCTTCTGCATCTTTGCCATATCTCTTTTTAAATCCGGATTTGTCTTTTTTCATACCTTTGACGATTTTTTCACGCTTATTCTTTTCGCCTTTGGTCATACTTCTACCTGATGTAGAATGTTCTCCGCCGTGTGCTTCAGAAGTTTTTAGTCTTTTTTTTTGGCTTCAGTAACTGCCTTGGCGTATTGTTCTTTAAAACTCTCGTATTGTGTTCTTAAAGAGTTAGCAAGATCTTCCGCCGCTAGTTCATTGTCACCTGGGTGACCTTTTTTGATTTGAACTTTTTGTTTGTTTAAACCACCTGAATGAACATTTACTAAATCATCAATAGACTGAACTTTTTGATCGTTTGTGTATCCTGCTGGTGAATTTGCTAATTCTGTTTCATCTGCTGGCATTTCTGCTGGTTGTTCAGCACCAATCATTTTTGCGTCAACTGGTTGAACGCCTGCTAGTTTTAAAATTTGCATCAACACACCTGCTTCTTGAGGAGTTTCAGCACTCATTGTGATTGCTTCTTTTACTGTTTCTTTTTTCATTTCTTTATCCTTTGCCGCTTTTTTCATTGGTTCTTTTTTGTTGCCGTCGCCATCTAAGTCAATATAGTCTGGTTTTGCTTTTTCTTCGGCAGTGATTTCTTTACTTTCATCAACGGCTTTTCCTGCATCGTCAAATTTATCAGCAACCATTTTCATTGCTGTTTCAATTTCATAACTTTGTGGGAAACTGGCTTTGTCTTTTTGGTCTGCCATTGCTTTCATTACTTGTGCTTTAGGCATTTTTAAATCACCATCGTCTGTTGTGTAATTTCCAATAAATTCTTGGGCACCAATATGTATGTCACTCATACCGCCTTCTTTTTTCAATTCAGGTTGTGTCATTTCAGCACCTTTTACTGCATCAGCAACACTGTGTCCTGCTTTTTCATATTCTCTTAACTTGGCTAGTATGTCGATCATGTCCATAGTTTATTTCCTTTTTGGGTCTGGGTGTTCGTTTTTAGGTTTTGATAATGGACTAGGTGTACCTTTTTCATCTTTGTCCATTGATTTTTGATCTGTTTCTTTTTTCTCTGCTTCTATTTTTTCTTTTCTGTCTTTTAGTAATTCTTTAAGTAGACTTTGATTTGCTTTGTCACCAAATTCTTTTTCTGCTGGCACTTCAGGTGCATCTTTGTATTCTACATCTTGTAAAACAGACATAAATTCTGATTTGTTTTCTTTTTCAGCCATTTCTTCTTGATATTCTTCAGTTGGTTCTCCTGGCTTTCTTACTACCACTTGATTTTTTGCTAGTCCCATTTGATTTGCAATATATTCTGACATTTCAAAAGTAGATGCTGGATAATTTGTCGTTAATTCGTAAATTGTAACATTTGTGTTTTTAAATTGAGGAAAATCTAAAGGTGTTTCTTGGATAGGTGTTGACTTTCCTGCAGACAATTTTGCAACTTCAAATTTTTGAAGTTCTTGTTCTAATTTTGTACCAAAATCTTTGTCAATATCACCGGCTACCTTGATACGGTAGTCGTATTGCTTTGTAGATTCTGCTAGATATGTTGCGAAATCACCCATAATGCTGTATTTAGTCTTTTTTCATCAGTTTTTTCATTAATTCGTTTCGATCTGTTATAATAGTGCCCTCTGCTTCTACAGGATCGCTTATGTCGTCTTTGCCTGACTTGTCTATTTTAAGTTTTTTTAGTTGTAATTCAACCATTTTAAGTTTTTTGTCTATTTTACTACCTTTAGCATCAATGGCATTTCTAAGCATGGTACTTGCTACCTCAAAAATACGTCCTGAATACCTGCTGTCAACGTTCATACCTAAATCCATCAAATTTTTGTATGAGTCTTCTGCTTCCATAGCCAGTTTATCCAATTCCAGATCAGATAACTCTCCAAGTCCTTTTACTTGTGGCAGTGCTGAAGAAATTTTGTCAAATTCTTCATATGTTTTTTTCAATGCTTCTTGGGTTTTTGGGTCTAAATTCTTGCCAATCGATCTCTCTTTACTTTCTCTAGTTTTTTCCTTTTCGTCGACTTTTTTGAAGGTTTCGGCAACATGTGGTAAATTGAGTAATTCTTCTAATTTTTTTGTCATGGTTATATTTACTTACGTTTGCCGTTGTGAAACAACTGTTCTTCTGAAACTACTCTAAAACGTATTTTTCTCTGCTTTGCATAGGCATTGGCGGCTTCCCACTTGGCCATGTTTATAACAACTTGTTTCTTTTTGCCTTGACTTCTGCCAGCCGCTTCCATAGTAATTTGTGCTTTCGGTTTAACCTCAACCATTTCTGCATGTTTTTTGCCTTCTTTGTCTTGATAAACTATAAAAAAATCTGGAACGTACACAGTGTACTTGCCTGAAAAAGGATGTCTGTAAGGAATCTTAATTGATTCACTGGCCCATTGATAAACATTAGGATGTTCATCGCATAATCTCATGAACGCATGTTCCCAACTGCTTCTATAAGTTGGTGTTCTAGTACCCACATATTTTTTTGGGTTCCTGGGAGAGAACTTTCCTCTTGCAAATCTTGGCAAATTCATTAGTCTACAATATTTCTTGATACAACGTCTTTAACAGTTTTTGTATTTCTCACACCTAGTCTACTTGACTTGTATCTGTTAGCATTTAAAATAGTTGAAACTAGTTCAGAAAGTTTGGCTGGATTACTGTATGTCAATTCGTCTAATATTTTGCCTACAGGTACTGAATCTATTTTTGCTTGTTGTAAAATAATATATGCTGTGTCTTCTGCAGATTGTCTTGAAAATCCTCTTTTAACAAAAAAGCCAACAGTAGCATCATAATCATTTGCAGAAAATTCAAATTTAGTTTTGTAATCTGTATCAACTAATTTTTCTTGCGTCTTTGAAATACTGTCTTTGTCTTTTTGAGGTAAATTTGAATAAAATTCTGTCATTATATTGTTGCCTTCTCTGCCACGATGTTAACTTGTTGTGTTTCTCTGTCAATTTTTATATATCCGTTTGCAACAAGAGTGCTGATATCTTGCAGTGCTTTTGTTTGGTATATAGATTTTTCAGCATCTGTCAAAGCCGCATATGCCACATCACTTTCTGCAATAGTTTGACCGTTTCTTGAGCCAACTTGTTGATAGTACAATGAGGACGCAACTTTGTCTTTTGCTTCTTCGTTTGCTGTTATTAAATTTAAAGATTCTGTTGGAGATAGTGTTGTATCAAATTTTACAACAGTGTTGCTTACTGTGGTAGAATTGTTTGTGTTTTTACTGTCAATAAATCCTTTGGCTGTGGCTAAAGTTGCCCCTACCGCCACTGCTGTGACTGCCGCATTTCCTACTGCAAAATTTCCCACAGGATTTGTAATGGTTCCTGCCTGTTTGCCTATATCTAACACACCTTCTTTAACTATTCCTTTTAGTTCTTCTTTGACTGCATCTTTGGCTTTGATTTTTTTTGCATTGTTGTAAGTGTTGATGCCTCTCAAAATTGTTGCCACACTAAAATTATTGTCTTGAATATCTCTAATAACAGATCCAATGCCGTCCACTATTCCACCAGGTCCAAAAATACTTGTTGTACCACCACCAAGGACACTCAAAGGTGAAGGTTCAAGATCATAATGTATTGTGGCAAAACCTGGAACACCACCTTTCTTAACAAGTCCTGCTCCATACAAAACAGTTTCATAAAAAACCTGCATGGTGTTTTGCATTATACCTCCTCCGTCTGCTTGATCAAGATTATCGTGTGCCCAAGATCCTATTACAGGGTTTACAAGTGTAAATGCTGTGAATCTCTGTTTGTGTAATGCAAATATTTGTATGCTTCTGAGCAAAGGTTTTTTTCTTTGTTGTGCATTGTCCATACCAAATTGTGTCACAACCGGATTGTCATCGTACATGTTATCTTTGGTGCCGAATCCTGCTTGTGGTCTTGCAGTCAAAGAATCTGAAATGTTGTATTCATAATAGGCTTTCCAGAAAGCATTTACAGTATCTGCATGGTCATCGTGAAAAGTTAAATTAACAGGTTCATAACTTATTTTTGTTCCAATGTAAGTCTTTTTGTTGTACTGTTGTTTTTCTTCAATGTTCATGTTGTATTTGGGTAAGTCACAACTTCTAACCAGCATGTTCAGTTCCAGTTTTTCGTTGTCTCTGAAATTTTGAGGTAGTACATCTGTATCAATGTCAAAAACCACATGAAATAAAAACTTCTGCTTTGGTAAAAGTTTAAAATTATCGTCTAGATACAGTCTGGCCGCATGTCTGTAGTCTTTCATGCCTGGTAGACCGTTTGTAAAAGAATTTAAAAAATTGTTTATACTTGGCATATGTGATATTTATGGCCATAAAAAAAGCGCCGTTAAAGGCGCTCTTTTTAATTTATAAATGCAAACGATTAGATACCGCCGCCTGTTGCTAATGTACCAACAGTTCTTGCTACTGCTGTACCAATTCCTGTGCCTTGTGGAGTTTGGATAGCATTGTCGTATCTAATTGTTAAAGTGATTGTGGCAGGTTCTGAAGTGTTGTAAGCCAGTGTATTGTAGTTCACTGACTCAATGTATGCTCCATATAACTCAAATGTTTCTAATACACCTGGAGTTGAAGCACCGTTACCGCCATCAAGCATTTCGATTCTAGTTGTAAATTTGTAATCTATACCAGAAGGTGCTGACGCTTGTTCAAAGAAATCAAATTGTTTCTGTACTTGTTCGCCAACCAATTTAGTTACTGAGTTGTTTACGTCATCTCTTAAATTAATAGTGATTGGATCCCAAGTGTGTTTACCAGCCATGTAAACTTTTGAGTTGTACACATCTAGTGTCACTTGATCAAAAGTTAAATTTGGTCTTGAAACATCAATTACTTGTTTAGTAAGTTCTGATCTTGGTGTTGACACTCCAAAATTTTCTAATATCGCTCTAAAACGATATTGTAATTTTGGCATCAACAAACCTTGTGATGCTGAACTTTGGTCATTTGCTAAAGGTACTGTAAATTTTGATAAAGTTGATATTGCCATTGTTTCTCCTATTTATTCCAAAATTAGTTCCCTAAATTTGCAATTTCTCCTGTGTTTTTAATTCTTAACGGAATGTAAATAAATTCAACTGATTTCACTGGCTCAATTGCAACATCTACATACAGTTCGTTTCTGTCTATTCTAGTAGGTGTGTTGTTTGTGTCATCACATACTACTAAGAAGTCAAATAACGCTCTTTGACCAACAAGTTCTAACAAGAATGATTCAACTGCTTGTTTGATTTCATTTCTAGTTAATTCATCGTTTGGTTCAAATATAAACGGTTTTGCTATTTGATTCAATTGCTGTCTTAAGAACACAACTAATCTTGATACATTTATTCTGTCTAGTGCAGATGATCCAGAAACTTTTGTTAAGTTTCCAAAGTTTACTATACCTGCTCCTGAGAAGAAAGTTATTGGATTAACTTTTGCAGTGTGTAATGCATCTCTAGTTGCTTCTGTTAATGAAATTGTTTCAAATTCACCTGTTGCAGAATCAATATATCCAACTGAACTTGCGTTGTCTACAATACCTCTTCTAGTTCCAGCCGGTGCAAACCATGGGAATCCAATGTTGTCATTGTTTGCCAAGGTTCTTAGTATCATGTGACTTGGAGGAACAATAATGTCATTGCCGCCATTGTCTGTGGTCTTACCTGATGGGTAAAACACTC